TGTACTGGGTTTTTACATTCTCCAGTTAAAAAAGAACACACCGATAGTACTAAAATAAATTTTGTCATTGACAATCCTATATTAAAATCCTATATTATGTGAAAGGAAAGTATATGACAGACACATCTAAATATAGAAACGCTTCGTTATCTCACGCAACATACAAGAAATTAGAGACATTGTCTAAACTAATTGACCCAGACGTCACTTTGTCCATTTCTAAAACAATTGAGAAACTAGCGAACGAGAAAGTTAGGAAGTTAAATGGCAAGATCAAAGTTCAAGAGTCAGGCAACAGCAAATAGCAACGCCTTAGAATTGTTTGGGAGAAAAAAAGAACCTGAACATAATCTATGGATAGCTGTGATAGCAAAAGCATTAGATGATGCTTTGTATCAAAACGATTTAAGAGAAGCACAGATAGCAATAGCTTGGGTGCAAGGTCGCTCAAATAATTTTAAATTTGTTTGCCATTTAGCAGGTTACGATTGGAAGTATGTTTACGACAAAGTAATCAAGAAAGTAAATAAGAGAGATCAAGAAATAAAAGATTACATTAAAGGAGTAAGAGACCTACAAACAACAGGTCTTCAAAAGAAATGGCACTTAATTAGATTTTCTAGATTAAGTGTTATAAATGGTGGTAGAGCTAAAGGCGTACCACGTAAAGGAGGAAATCATGGCAGAAAATGGGCCTATATCGTCCACCCCAACAAAACACACTAGTATTTGTCCTAGATGTAAGGGTAATGGATATGTTAGAATAGATACAGTAGACGGACCCGACCAAGTAAAACAATGTTGGGTATGTGGATCGGAAGGAGAGTTAAAAAAGTATGTACAAAAAGACGTTGATAATTTTATTTACGAGTTTTATTTTAACAACAGGGTGCAGTAAAGTAGAGTGGGGAGACTTTGAATGGGATCCCGCAAAGGCAGCAGCTAGAATAACTTTCGGCCAGGTTAAATGAATGAAACTATGGCATATCTTGCTGGTCTATTTGATGGTGAAGGTTGCGTTACATATAAACAACGACTCGAACACCGTAAAGGGAAGCCCAGAGCCTACTATTACTGGAACATACGAATTGAGATAAATATGATTGATAAAGAAACAATAGATTATGTAGCTAATACATTTGGTTGTGGTAGTAGGGATCGTAGAGAACCTTATTCACATCAAAACCATCCCCAATACAGATGGCAATGCACTCACAGAGATGCGTTAAAAGTTGCAAAACAATTAGTGCCTTTTTCAATAACTAAAAAAAATAAACTAGAACAGATTATAAAACATTATGACAAACAAAAAACAGATAGCAGCGCTAAGACTAACCATCAAATGGTTTAAGAAACAAATTAAACCAAGAGATTGTGGTTGGATGTATTCTACAATAGCTGGTTTAGAACATAGAATAGCGGAGCTAAGAAAAGAAAAGTGAATAAGCTATTTTTAATCATAGCTAGTGGTTTTACAGTGATGATACTGTTATCATTGTTTATGATTTTAACAGGATGTGCAGGATGGCAGTAAAAGATAAAACAAAAAGTGTGTTCAAAGATAAAAAGATTAGCAACGACTATAAGAGTGGCGGGGCATACAAGACCATACTTAAGATGTTCGCTGATCAGTTAGATGATGAGAAATTTGCTGAACACTGTAAGAAGTTTTTTAAAGGTAAGAATGAAGACAATACCTGATTTAATTGCAGACTTTAGAATGATTCTAAAGAAGACTATGGATATTCCCTATAGCTGGATAGAATCGATAGGTAGTAAAATGAATGTCTATGCTTGGAACAAGCGTTGGCGAAACAGAGAGGAAGGAACTGGATATGGAAAAAGACCAGAATAAAAAAACAGATAAAGTAAGTATTGATATGTTTAACTGGGGTCCTTGTGTGACTCGAATGAAGATCACATCAGACTTTCAAAAACTATTGTTAGACGAAGCGAAAAAAAATAAAGAAGATTATGTGAGTAAACTAGCAGGTCAAATCGACCATGAAACAGGCTACTCGGATGCCTCTAGAGAGAAGATTGTACCCTACGTTGCAGGTACACTTGGACTCTACAACCAAGCGTATGAAGCATATACGAAGAAGAAGTTTGAAAAGAAACCTGAATATATTATGTCAGCTCTATGGATAAACTATCAAAAAGCGAATGAATTTAATCCACCTCACGATCACGATGGTAAGTTAAGCTTTGTTATCTACTTACAAATCCCTGAAGAATTAAAAAAAGAAAACGAAGAATATAAGGGAAGAAGCTGTGGACCTGGAGGTATACAGTTTTTATATGGCGATGGTCCTAGAGACGCTGTAACTTATATGTCTTACTTTCCACAAGAGCGAGATATGTTTATCTTTCCTGCGTGGTTGAAGCATTGGGTCAGTCCTTTCAAATCTAATTGCACCAGGATTAGTGTTTCGGGAAACATACACGACTCGGCACCTTTAAATAATATTAGTAAGTTTGGTCCAACGTACGTGAATAAAGATAAGAATGATAAAAAAGAATAATAAATACTCCTACGCTAAAGGTACACGGCACACGGAGCATGGATCACGGAACTATGAAGTTGCTGGGTATAGACTCCCATCAGTGACCACGGTTCTTGGTAAAACAAAAGATACAAGTTTCTTAGATTCGTGGATAAAGCGAAAAGGTAAAACAGAAGCAGAACGAATCAAAAACGAATCAGCAACACGTGGAACATCTATGCACAAGTATCTGGAAAACTATGTATTAGGCACAGGTTATGAAGATTTAACAGAGCTTGGAAAACAAACTAAAAGTATGGCTCAAAAGGTCATAGACATAGGTCTAGCTCCTGTTTCTGAGTATTTCGGCTCGGAGGTCACGTTGTATTATCCTGGCCTCTACGCAGGCTCTACGGACTTAATTGGCATACATAATGGTAAAGAAACTGTCATTGACTTCAAGCAAGCTAATAGACCTAAGAAAGAAGAATGGATTGGAGATTATAAGTTGCAGGCTGGAGCATATGCCATGGCTCATGATCAAGTACATGGATCTAGTATTGAACAAGCTATCATAATGGTATGTACCCCTGACCTATATTACCAAGAATTTAGAATTGATGGGGCTAATTTACGTAGAGCAAAACACGATTTTTTAAGAAGATTAGATCAGTATTATGATTTAATGAAAGACGAAAAAGAAAAAGCAGAAGTAAACATAAACAGGGAGGACTATTTTAATGGCGCGTGAAATGATCTACAAAGCTTTGGTTGCAAAATACGAAGCTGAGATAGCAGATGCAAACACCAAGATATCCATTATGATGACTGAGTCTAGAATTATACCAGAGCATACAGATATTACAGGGGAGATCGATAAACACTTGGACAGAATTGAGGCAGCTCAATCAAAGATGGCAATATTGCAGCGAATTTATGGCATAAATTAGGCAAGATTTTGCGACTAAATTTAGTCGCAAAGCAGTCGCAACGAGTCGCATTAGTCGCAAAACTGCTGTTCATTTTGGGTTTTTAGATGAAAATACAACTTCAGGTAGTAATTCAAGGTAACTTTGCGACGTTTGCGACCTCTTGCGACCCCTTTGCGGGTCGCAAAAATTTCGTTAAATTAGTCAATAAACTCAACGATTTTTGGTCTTCTATAGTACCATTTTACCCTTTGCGACCAGTTTTTTATTTTTTAGTTAGAAAGTGTGATATAATAATTTATAACACATATAAGGTCGCAAATCTAATTATGGCAAAATTATGGCAAGAAAAAGAAAAAAGAGATACAAACACGCTCTTGTAAATAAAAAGAAATATTACTTCTATCAGATCCGTTGGGTTGATATCACTTCCGACGGAGGCCATGCTACTGCTGAAGAGTTTGATAAGTCCGAAGCTTGTATTATGCTTACTCAAGCATATGTTTACAAGAAAACTAAAAAATTTTTATACACATTTAGTACGTTTGACACTAAAGAAGAATGCTTTTCAGATAGAAACATTTTTCCCATTGGTTGCGTTATTAAAATG